TGCCGGTACATCTAGCAGTGTAACAAGGGAGTTTGTGAACAATCAGTTCGTTGGTCTGTATCGTCCAGTTATTTCGCCTTATCTGAATAACACTAGTATCACTGATCAAGACGGTAAGCCAATTACTGGACAATCTGATACTCAGTGGTATCTGTTTGCTAATCCAGGTGCTCCTCAAGGAAGTGCGCTGGTTGTTGGTTTCCTTAATGGAAGGACAACGCCGTTCTTTGATGAAGCAGAAACTAGCTTTAGTGTTCCAGGTGGTATTCAGATGCGTAGCTATTATGATTTTGGTGTTGCTATGCATGTTCCGCAGATGTCGCTTAAGGCAACTGGTGCTTAATAGTTAAGGAAGTGACAATGCTTTTCGACTTGATTAAAAACATCGCTGCTGGAAATGAAGGCAGTGATGGTTTTATCGCTGTGCATGAAGACGTGTTGAAAGCGATGGTCTTGGTTAAGAAGAAGAAAGAGTTGAAAGTTGATATAAAGGCTAAGGACTTAGGTGGCGCTTTGTATCAGATAAATGTGAAAGCTCTATGTGAAATTGCTAAGGCTGTAAATGATGATGATCGAAATCTTTTTGAGTCTATTAGTTTAGTTAGTTTGAATGATCTGATTAAGTCGAAAGAGCAATAAACGATAGGAGGATAAAATGCCAAAAGCCACTTTTTTCCACGGTTATCAGGAACGTATTGATTACACACCATCTAGTGATGTGCAAAGTGGTGATGTGGTCGTTATTGGGGGTGAAATTGGAGTAGTGACTGATCCGCAAGGAATTAAAGCTGGGAAGCTTGGAAGCGTTGCGGTTACTGGTATTTTTGATTTGGTGAAAGACGCTGCAACAACGTTTAATGTTGGTGCAAAGGTCTTTTGGGACACTGTGAATAAAAAGGCAGTCACTACTGCTGGTGCAAATATCGTGTATGCTGGTTATTGCCAGTATGCTGCTGCAAATGGTGATCCAACAGTTAAAACTTATATTAACAAACTGAACCCAAATACGCTCTCTAGCGTGTAATGAAATATGTACAACTTTAGATCTAGAATGAAGCATATCGGCTCAGTGATGAGCCAAGTCAATACTGAAATTATCTACTATGAAAGGAATGAAATAAAGAAAGTGATTAGGGCATCCCCTGTGAGTGTAAATGCAAGTGAATTGTCTCCAGGAGATAGCTCAATCACAATGGTTGAATTATTTGGTTTTGGTGTAAATAGAAGTGAACTCGGTCCATTATATCCGCCTAGGCATGGAGATGTAATAACTAGGCAGGATGGAAGTATGTATCGAGTAAGTAATCCGGCAGGCTACTCAACAATCTATCTCCATACCGATGCAGATAGAGATAGGTTGGTAGTATTTGCGTCATTAGTCCAAACCAAGGACGCATAATATGAGCAGGCTTATCTTCTCCAGAGATATGGTTTATGAGGCTATTCATAGGAATAGAAAATTATTGCCGATACAAGAGTTCAAATTACAAAAGACTTGGTTGCCTTGGAGAGAATTGTGCGAAATATACGCTGAACCAGCAGGTGCAGTATTTGTTAGCTGTGGTGCTGCTGGTGATGCATTAACGTATACACGACATGGATCGTTTATTCAAGATGTGCCAGTTGATATTAGTTTTAGGGTCGGAATTAAGAATTACAACGATATAGAAGAAGTGGACAAATATGTGCATTTCCTAGAAAAGCTCTGGTGGCTTTGTGGAAATGCACCAAGGTTATTAAATGTGCCAGATTATGGTCCAACAAGGATTGAACCATTAAAAGACCCACAAGGAACGCCAGCTAGTTATACGCTTCAGAAAGAAGCAAATGTGTTTGAATCATATTTTACAGTCCACTACAGAACAATGATGGGAGAATAACATGAGTGCAACTTTTAGCCCGCGTACCGGGTTTACAATGAAATTATATTATGCCACTGGGAATATGAGCAGTCCCACGTGGAATGAAGTTGGTGCTGTTGGTGATGTAAATATTTCTAGTCTTTCCAGAGGAATGGCAGAACTAAAACGACGTGGAAGTTACTATACGAAGAATTTGCCTACGTTGTTTGAATCAATCACAGTTGAATTCACGATTCCGTTTGGTGTTAGCCAACCTGCTTATAACCAAATTCGTGCAGATTTCTTTAGTGGAACTGCTCGCTTGTGGGCAGTTATGAGTGGTGATATTACAGTTAGTGGTGTGCAGGGACTTGTATTACCTGCTCTTGTTACTCAGTTTCCTTGGGATCAGCCATTGGAAGATGTGAGTAATCATAATATTCAGCTATCAGTCGCATATTTGGAAGATAGCTCAGGCAATGAACTTGATCCGTATTGGCTAATTGTTAGCGGAAGCACGACTACTACAACATAATGAGGCATTGAAATGATCGTTTATGCAACTTTCAAAGCAATAACGGTTGGTGAATTGGTTGATCTGTGTAGGAAAAAGAGAGATAATCCGTTGAGTGCTAGTTATTTGATTGGTTGTGCTGCTCTGCCTTACGACAAAACAGTGTATATTGATGAAGAAGCTTATAAAGCTTTGACCTCTGAGCAAAAAGCTGTTGTCAAGAATAAGATTGAGAAGGTTGTGGTAAACGATATCGACACGGGAGAACCCACAGAGGTAAACGCAGTTGTAAAAGTGGTTGAATATTTTGACGGATGAAAGGTAAAGCCATGAACAGAAAAGAGGTGTTATTTATAATTGGTCTTACTGGTGTGATTCTATATTATGCCGTTGTTGGTACCAATGAAAAGAACAGCGATGTTCAAAAGCCAGTGCAGGAATCTGCAAAGGTTAAGGTGGTGAGGAAAGATTTGTATGTGTTGAATTCTGATATGTTGGATTTTCCTCCAGAAGTTAGAGCGTGGTATAGAAATCCTGATGGTAGTTGTGTTCAGTGCAGTATAGGAATGTGTGGTGTTTGGCAAAACACTTTGGAGGCATCTACTCTACTATGGGATAGTCCTTACGGAAGTCGAGTAAGAGGAGGTAGTGGTCCAAGTAGAGTGGCAAATTATAGTAAGGAACGTGGGATACCCATCTATAACATAACTGGTGAAGGGACATTGGATTGGATGAAATGGGCTGTTAGAAATGGCAGAATGGTTGCTATTGGTGCTGGAGTTGCTCATTTTCAAACATTAGTTTGGATTAGCAATGACCCATCCGATAAGAAACCATTCAAAGTGTGTAATAACAATAGCCCAACTAGAATTGACGAATATGATCTTAATTCTTTTATGAGACTGCATTTATCTAGTGGAAGATGGGTAGTTATTATCAAATCGCCTTCACCACCTGCTATCCCAAAAAATTATGATGAGTGGGTGGTGTACAATAGGTTTGGAGGAGACCTATGAGCACTAAAATTATCAAGATTCTGACGACCTATATTGTAACAACTTGTATGTTGTATATGCAGCCTCTATTTGCACAGATGCCTGAAGTTGACGCAAATGAGGTTACTCGTCTTGGAAATGTGGTGCAAAGTATTGATAAATTTGGAAAAGGTAGTACGGAAGTTGATGATCTATATGTATTGGCAATGTCAACGCCAGAAAATGATAATGATCGTTGGTATGTGACGTTGATTATCAAGAATGGTTGTGTTCATTGTAAGAAGTTGCTAGCAGATTTTGAAAGGTTGCCTCTAGCAGCGTTAATTAACGAGACTAAAGGTCCTGATGGAAAGACGTATAAGCCTTGGGCGCATTTTAATGTGTATAACGTTGATGATGGGAGTCAAGGTTGGAGAATTCGTGCATATCGTATATATGAATATCCAACGATTGTGATTCAACCTCCCAGAAGTGGAAAATATGGTGATCCACGTAATGTTGTATGGCAGCAAAGTGGGTATGATGGTAATGCAAATAAGTTGATGGAGCGTATTCAAAACGGTGTGAAGAATTATCTGAAGCTTATCGCCGAAGCTAATCGAGCAAAAAATAAGGTTGGTGAATATGGTGTCCGCCCTTTTTTGGTGAATTTGGTGGAATATTCCCAAGAAGGAGATTTAGATATTGGGAACCCTCCGTTTCCAATAATCAATCCGAGCGACCAAGTACAGCTTCAACCAAGAATAGTCGAGTGGCCACCGAGCCAAAATCAGAATCAAAACCAGAACCAAAATCAACCACAAGTAAGTCTGTCCCAAGTAATAGTCCTATTGATTCAAGCAGTGATCGCAATTCTGAACTCAACAGGATTAGGGAACCTGCTTCTCCTAATTATGGTTATATATTGGACTTTAGAAAGGATCGCACCCCTAACACCAAACCAGATAGACGACAAGATTGTAGCTGTCCTGAAAGAGGCACTGGAAAAGAAAGACCAGTCTGGGAAATCCTAAAGGAAGTAGCAAAGGTATTGTGGTGGTATTTCACAGCGCCAATACAAATGATGAAATTGATTGAAAACATGATGACGATCATTTTGACGTGTTTCATCGTATGGATGTTGGTCAAAATAGTTTTGGCAATCACAAAAAGATAATTGAAAGGAAAGTAAAATGAGGAATTGCGCGATGTAATTTGTTATAATGGTTGTCTGGGGGCTTCACTGAACCAAGGGCTAAACCGTTCGGAAGGCTTATATTCTAAAAGGATATAAGCCTTTCTTTTTAGATTAAAAGGGGATACGATGACTACTGCAATGGAATTTGTTGACAGTTATGGCCGTAAGTGGGATTTGAAATTGAATATGCTCATTGCAAATAGGATTGAACGAAGTGATTATAAGAGTATTGGTGTTGATAAGCCAATAGAAATCCTTAATCTAAGTGATGACTTGTTGCGAGATATAATCACGAAGCCAAAGCTAATGTTTGCAATCATCTGGACTATCGTACAAGATCAAGTGAAGGAGAAATATGCAGCTTGGCAAGCACTTTCTGATGCCGAGAAAAAAACAGCAAAAGCCAAGAAATTGGATGTATGGCCTGTTCCTCCAGAGAATGAAGAGGAAAGCCAAAATGAATTTATCAGTGGAATTGACGGAAAGACAATTGATGCTGCTAGGAACGCTTTGATCGAAAGTCTTGCGGATTTTTTCCAAGAGATGAAGAGCGTTTTGTACGAGTTGAAAAATCAGATAGAGTTAGTGAGAGAATTGCTAGAGAAGCGGACTCCGAAGCTGAGGGAAAAGATGCGGGAAGAGATGGAGAAAGAACTGGACAAGTTTCTGCAAACATAAGAAGAACGTGGAACACTGTGTATTATATGTGTGGTCAAGTTGGATTGTCATTAGAAGATATGTGGAAAATGAGCTTAAGACAGTTGGTGTTTTATTGGGATGGTAGAATGAGTTGTATGTGGGACCATACAGCATCGGTTAATCATAGTTTGTGGTCTCTGACTAAATTAGTGCATGATATGTTTAGTAAAAGAAAAATGCCAAAATTTGATATATCCGATTTTCATCCAATGCTTGAAAAGAAGAAACGAGGCATCTCTATTGACGCGAAGAATATCGGAAAGCTAAAGAGCATCTTCAATATAAAATGAGGTGATTTATGCCGTATATTGCAAGGTCATTGAGTGGTAGAAGAGTACAGACAAATCTAGGCAGGTTGACTGGACGGTTCAAAATTCGTCCGCATATCAAAATAAATCTATTTGATAGGAGCGTTATTCGTAGCAATTGGTCTGAGATAGCTTTTGGGCCAGTAATGTATTTGGCATTGTTGGTTAGAAAAATAGCTAGAGGAAGCATTAAAAGAAGAAAGAAAAAATACGGAAAACCATCTCCTCCAGGAACTCCACCATACTCAAGGAAACCTGGATTAACGCCACCAATGAAAATGATTTATGCAGTTCCTTATAAGTTAGGAACTGCTGCTATCGTTGGTATGGTCTACTTTCCAGGAAAAGGAAGTACAGATGTTCCAGTACCTGGATTACATGAACATGGTGGTATCACTAAAAGGCGCGCTCTTGTAGTTGTTGGGAAAACGAAAAAAGGGAAAGATAAAACTAAGCGTAAGTGGGTAATGGCAAAATATCCTCCACGACCATTTATGGCACCTGCTTTGCTAAAGGCTAAAGCTGTATTCCAGCAAAGAGGAATTAAATTGAGAGGGGTTGCATAAGGAGTTAGCTATGCCTAGTGCAGCAGGTATTAAAGCTGGTAAAGCGTTTATAATAATTGATGCAATGGATATGACTGCAAGAGCATTTGCAGGCATACGTAAAAATATTTATAGTCTTGGTTCTACAATGAGTTCGGTTGGTCAATCTATTGCAGTAACTTCTGCACTAATGTTTAGCCCGTTTTCAATTGGAATGCGCAAATTCGCAGAATTTGATGATGCATTACGTAAGTTGGTGGGTAAATCGACTGGTAAAGTTAAAGATTTGTTGGATATGGAGCGTACTGCATTGACATTATCGAGAAATATGGGATTTGGTATTAGAGACATAGTTGATACTGCCAGAACATTGGTTGAAGGTGGGTTGGAAGGAGATGCATTAAAGAAAGTACTTCCGCAAGTGTTGCTTTTGGCAAAAGCTGCTGGTGATGCATCAGATCAAATTACAGATTTGCGACATGCGGCAGGAGCAGTTATTGGGATTTTGAACGCATATAGAATGGATGTAAGTAGTGCAGCGAGAATTGTTGATATTTTAGCTAAAGTAGTGAATAAGACCAATATAAATATGGAAGATATGAATGTAATAGTTAGCTATGCTGCTACAGTTGCCGCGGAATATAGAGTTAGTCTTGAAGAGTTGATGGCTGTGATGGGCGTATTTCGTGATGTGAATATGGATGCGTCAGTAGCTGCCACCGCTTTCAGGAATATTTTGTTGTATAGTACCAATAAGTCTGAACTAGATAAATTTAATGAGAAATTAGCTGAATTAACTGGAAAAATCATTGAGTTTACTGATGCAAGCGGTAAGTTGAAAAGTCCTATTGTGTTTTTGACAGCTATTGGTGAAGTTCTTAAAACAATTGATGATGAAACGATTAGAGGAGAATTGTTGAGTAATTTGTTTGGCACCCGATCTACAGTGCCGTCTATGCAGATTGTGAAGAATATTGATAAACTGAGCGAGTTGATTGTAGAATTGAGAAATTCTAGTGGAACAGCGACTAAGATGGCTCAGTTTATGGAGTCTGGTTTTGGTGGTAAATTAAGAAAATTACTTGGGCAGCTATCTAGCTTAGTGTCTTCGTTCAAAGTGTTGGCCCCAACATTTGATATGTTCATCATGCTGATGAGCAGGGCCATAACATGGTTGGAGAAGTTTATCTATAAAAATAGGGATTTAATAAATGTGATTGTACAATTGATTGCAATGTCTGGTATTTTCGGAGTTGGAATGATTGTTGTTGGGAAAATCTTGAGGACGGTTGGTATGATAATGACTCCAGTTGCTTATGCGCTAGTATTGTTTAGTAGAACACTTAACTTTTTATCTC